GGAACAAATCAAACTTTAGATATTGCATCAGTAAATACAGATACTAATACTAACATTGGTAACACTGATATTATTAGCGGTTTGACTGCTTTGTCTAGTATAGATATAGCAAATGATAGTTTAATTTATCGAGACAACAGCGATTCAGGTGCAGTTAAAAAATTAAGTTTAACAGAATTAATGAGTGCAGTAACAGAAGCAATATTACCCGATTTGTCTGCTGATAAAATTACAAGTGGTGAATTTGCTACTGGTAGAATACCAACTTTAGCACAGTCTAAAATTACTGATTTGACTACGGATTTGGCAGCAAAAGTTCCTACTTCTAGAACTATTGCAGGTAAAGCACTTTCTAATAACTTAACATTAGCAGTAAATGCCGCAGGTAAATTAGAAGTTAATGATGGTGGAACTGCGGTTGTAATACAAAATGCTAGTAATGTTGATGTTGTATTTGATAATTCTAAAATAACTACTGCAACATTGGGATTAGATAATGTAGATAACAAATCTGCTGCTACTTTACAAACTGAAATACTATCTGCTGCAAGTGCCAGTGATGTAGGATTAGGAAGTGCGGCAAGTGATATAACAACTAATGCTACTAATATAGCAACTAATGTAACCGCAATTGCACTTAATACTGCTAAAGCCACAAATGTAACAACTGATTTGGGCGTTACAACTACTAGCACTACCATTGATGTAACTAGTTCTGATGGAACGGATGCTACTTTACCTGTTGCTACAACATCTGCGGGAGGTATATTGAGTGCTGCATTATTTGATAATATTACTGCTAATACTGCTAAGGTTACAAATGTAACAACTAATTTAGCAATTACAGGAACAACAGGTGCAAGAACAATAACTTCTTCTGATGGTACAGATGCGATAATTCCTATTGCTACTTCTGCAAGTGGAACTAATGTATCGGGTTTAATTACTCCTACAATGGTTGATGCTATTACTACTAATACTGCTAAACTAACTGCTAATGCAGCAAATGTAACTGCTGCTTTGGTTGCTTCTACTACTATTGATAGTGATGACAAAGCAACAATATTGAGTAATATCGGTGCGTCATCATTCGGGGGAGCGTTTTCTAATTTAACGGATAAACCGACAACCCTTGCAGGTTATGGAATAACAGACGCTCTAGCAGGGACTACCACAGTTGACGATGTTTCCGTAGCGAATCTTTTGGCAAGAGTAGATGATTTTGATACTACTCAAGCAAGTACATTTAGAACTTCTATTGGTGCTGGTTCTGCTACTGATAATAATGATTTTATAAATGCCGCTAGTTTTGCTAGTGGGACATTGACATTATCAAGTGATACATTATCAGATGTAACAGTTGATATTTCGGGTGTTAATACAGATACAGTCTATTCCCTTACAAATGATTTAGCATCAACAGAAATAACAGCAATACAAAACATAGGCACAACTACTATTTCACCGCAACAATGGGGCTACTTAGGTGCGGCAACAGGAGCAATAACAAATACAGATTCAAATGTTTCAGTTGATAATCTAAAGACAGCATTAGAAGGGCCATTTGCAGATAATGCAGTTCAAATCGGTGATAATACTGATGATATAATTACAATGAGAGGTATAGTAGCAACTACTCTTAATAGCCAAACCATAGGTGCTAATCCTGTATTTACTGATACTAATGATTTCTTAGATGGTATAACAGCAGATGGAAATAAACTTGTCTTTAGCGTTAGCGGTCAGACTGATGTAGATACGGGAACTTTACTTGGTTCAAATGCTTTTAATTCAACTGCATTTTTAACTTCTTATACGGTATCAGAATCAGATGTTACTAATCATCAAGCGGCATTAGAAATTACAGAATCACAAATAAGCGATTTAGGTAATTATTTAACTTCTGTATCAACATCCAATATAGTAAATGACGCAGTATCTTATGCTAAAATGCAAAATGTTTCTGCTACAAGTAAAGTGTTAGGTAGGATAACTAGTGGTGCAGGTAATGTTGAAGAATTAACAGGTGCAAATCTTAGAAGCATAATAAATGTAGAAGACGGTGCGACAGCCGACCAAACTGCTTCTGAAATAACTGCATTGTTAAATGATGTAGGAACTTATTCTTTAGGAACAGCAAGTGCGGGAACTATTACTATTAATAATAATATAGATGTAACAGGTAATTTGAAGGTTACAGGCGATACTATTTATCATAATGAAACTATAAAAATAGTTGAAAATAATACACTTGCTTTCTTTACAGATGATGCAGCAGGTGATGGTGATAATGGTGAAGTAAGATTAACTGCTGCTGACCCTGTTGATGCTACATATACAGTAACAATACCTGCGGCAGAGTTTACAATACCAACACAAGATACTACTTATTCGGAAGCAACAACTTTAGTAGCAGGGCTAATGTCAACTGCACATCACGACAAATTAGATGGTATAGCAGAAAACGCAAATAATTTTTCTCTTTTAGATAATGCAGTAACTTATGCCAAGATACAAAATGTTGCTACTGCAAATAGAGTGTTAGGTAGTTCAAGTGCAGGTGGGGCAGTATCAGAAGTTCAAGTATCACAAGATATGATTGCTGATGGTGCAGTATCATTAGCAAAGATGGCTAATTTAGCAGACGGCAGAATAATAGGCAATGTATCGGGAAGTGAGGGAACACCTTCTGCTTTAGATAAGGATGACTTACATACTTTACTTTCAGTTACAGATGTAGGTGGCAACTTTATGGAAATGGCTAATCCAAGTACGGCAAATACTCCGGCTGTACCTTTATTTCCAAGACTTAATGCTGATAATACTATAACTACGTTAAATGCTTCTGACTTTAGAAGTGCTATTGGTGCTTCTGCTAGTGGTGCATCTAACTTCGGTGTAGGAGATATTACGGGTGCTACTGAGTTTGCAGGTACTCTTGTTGATACTGATGAATTAATATTTAACGATGGAGGAGTATTAAGTAGGATGGATTTTAGTGTTCTAAAATCAAATATATTAACTGGTATAGAAGCGGGTGCTGATGTTACAGATGCAACTAATGTAGCAGATGCAGGTGCTTTGATGGATACAGAAGTTGATGTAAATATTAAGACATTAACATTACCTGCTAGTACAACAATCACAACATTCGGTGCTTCATTAATAGATGATGCTGATGCCGATACTGCTTTGGCTACATTAGGAGGCACTACTACCGGAATTGCTTTACTTAAAGCAACGAATCCAAGTACGGCAAATTCTCCGGCTGTACCTTTATTTCCAAGACTTAATGCTGATAATACTGTGGATTATTTAACTGCTTCACTAATGCTAAGTGCTATTGGTGGAGGAACAGGCGGAGGTTCAGTAACAGAAGTAACAGGCGGTGTAGGTTTTACCGTTAATAATGGAACTACTACACCAGATTTAACTTTAGATTTAAGTCAAATTAGTAGTGCAACTTTGGCTACTACTGATTCATTAGTTGGATTTGTAGCAGGTACGGGTGCAGGTTCTAATTTAAAGGCATCAAGTACTATTGGAAATATTCTTTCTCTTATTGAAATTGCTGATGATACATCCCCACAATTAGGTGGGAACTTAGATACTAATGGTCATAATATTAAAATTGATGATGCACACGGTATTTTAGATGAAGATGGTAATGAATTATTACTTTTCACAAGTCCCGAATCTAGTCCTGTAAATTATATAAATATAGCAAATAAGGCAACAGGCAATGCACCAATATTAGCGGCAACAGGGAGTGATGCTGCTGTATCATTAAACATTAGACCAAAGGGTACAGGTTATGTTAATTTCGATGAAGGAGATATACAAATAGGCACAACTGTTCTTAATGCTACTGCTGCCGAATTGAACGTATTGAACAATTTACCTGCTGAAAGTTTCGTTGGAAGAAATGCTGATACAGGTTCAGCAGAAAGACTATCAGTAGCAACCGCATTAACACTATTAGGTGTTACTTCGGGTGCAGAACCAAACGTTAGAGCGAATTGGAATGAAACAACTTCGTCTAGTGATGCCTTTATTCAAAATAAACCTGATGTTGACAATGTATCAGTTGCTAATTTAAAAACTGCATTAGCAGGTGGTTTTGGTGATGGTGCGGTTACTATTGGAGATAATGATGACATTGTTACTATTGGCAATAAATTAATAGTAACAGGAGATTTAGTTGTTAGTGGAACTACAACTACAATTAATACTGCTACTATTGAAGTAGAAGATAACATTCTACAACTAAATACTACACAAGGTACTCCTGATACTGCTACTGCGGCTACAAGTGGTATAAGCGTTTATCGTGGTAATGGTATAACACAAGCATCTCTTATATTTGATGATGCTGATGATACTTGGGATTTGACTAATAATCTTACTCTTGGTGGAGTATTAACTGCTACAAGTCCGGTATTTACAACTCCTGATTTGGGAACACCTTCTGCAATTAATCTAACTAACGCTACAAGTCCTCCAACTTGGAATCAATCAACAAGCGGTAATGCTGCTACTGCTACTAAGATTACTACTATAACAAATAGTAATATCGTTCAATTAACTGATGCTCAAACATTAACAAATAAAACAATTAATGCGAGTAATAATACTCTAAGTAATATTGCTAATAGTGCTTTAACTTATAGTAGTATAACAATTAATGGTTCTGCTGTATCTCTAGGCGGTTCAGTTAACACTCCTGATACTGTTTATTCTCTCCCAACTGCCTCTTCAAATATTTTAGGTGGAATTAAAGTTGGTTCTAATTTAACAATTAGTAATGGTGTATTATCGGGAACTGCTGATACTGTTTACACTCACCCTACACATGATGGAGATGATATAGATATTGACACAACTGCATTAACAGGTGCAACTGTTATTTCAGATTTAGACCTTAATATAACTACTGATACATTAGGACACGTTACGGATGCTAATGCTACAATAGCAACAAGAGAATTATCATTAACAGACTTAGGTTTTACAGGAGATGCTGATGCTACTGATGATTTAACTGCGGCAGAAATTAGAACTTTAGTTGGAACAGGTAATGGTGGTGTTTTGCCGTCAACAGGTTCATTAGGAACTTTCTTGAAGCATGATGGAACATTTGGCGCGTTACCTGCTAAAATGGCCTTTACTGTAAGAGACAGTTCAGATACAGATGTTCTTATTCCTGATGCTAGATTTATTAAGTTTAATGAAGGTAATGGTTTAGGTATTGCTTTTACAAATACAAATACAGGAGATACAAGCACTCCATTTGAGTTAACCTTCCAAGTTAATGATGATGGTATAGGAGCAGACCAATTAGCAAATACTGGTGTTACTGCGGGTTCTTTCACAAGCGCAGATATTACAGTTGATGCACAAGGAAGAATAACTGCTGCTTCTAGTGGTAGTGGTGGTGGTGCTTCTGCTATTGGTGGCTTAGATGATGTATTAGTAGATTCAACTAATTATATTGATGGATTCTTACTTCAAACAGATAGTAATGGTTTAGCGCCTACTACATCTTTTACAGGAAATAATTCAGGAAATATCGGTCTTGGAAAAGATGTATTTACTTCTATGACTTCGGGTTCAAATTACAATGTCGGCATAGGTTATAGAGCCTTAGATGCTTTAACTACCGGAGATAATAATATCGCCATTGGATTAGATGCTGGTTCTTCTGCAACAACAACTTCAGGGGGTGTGTATATAGGGGAGTCAAGTGGTAGACTCGCAACAGGTTTTTACAATACATTACTAGGCCGAAGAACAGGCTACTCTCTTACAAGTGGGAGTTATAATGTATATCTAGGGGTTTCGGCAGGTGAGAATAATACAACAGGTTCAAATAATACATTCGTTGGTACATTTGCAGGGAATAATTCGGGAACGACCTCTAATAGTGTGTTCTTAGGTTATCAATCCGGACAACTAGTTAAAGCGAGTGCAAATATTGCTATTGGGGGTTTAGCATTAAAATGCACCGGAACAGGTGGAACAGGTAATCAAAATATTGCTATTGGGCAATCTTCAATGCAAAATGTAGAAGGTAGTGCTGGTTTTAATATCGGTGTTGGCGGTCAAACATTTAAAAATCTTACAACAGGTAATAACAACTCCGCTTTAGGATATGAAGCCGGAGAAAACATAACCACAGGAAGTAATAATGTAATACTTGGGTATGAAGCAGTCACGGAAGTGGGGGCAAATCCAAGTGATACGGTCGCTATTGGTTATCAGGCAGGATGGCAAAATAATGGTTCAAAAAATGTATTCATAGGCACGAATGCGGGTAGTTCCAATAGTGTTAATAATAGTGGTCAATCAACAGGTCAAAAAAATGTAGGTATTGGTTACTTTAGTCTTTTTAATCTAACAACAGGAAGTAATAATATCGCTATTGGTGGAGACTTTGTGGCTAATAACATCACAACAGGTTCAAACAATGTAGTTATTGGTGAAGCAGATGTTCCAAGTGCAACAGGAGACGACCAATTATCAATAAGTTCGGGTGATGGTGGAGTTACTTGGATTACAGGAGACTCTAATGGTTTTGTAACACACACTAATGGTAGCGACCATACATTTGTTATTTTTGGAGAGGAAGGAGATTTATATGCAGGTACAGGAACTACAGGTAATGCTAATGGTTATCAATTTTCATACGGTAATGGTAGGGCTAATGTAACCAATACAAGTAGTGGAACTGACTTTGGTATTAACGTGCCTCATAATTGTGTTTTAGAAAGAATAGATGTAGTATTCGGTAATAGTGGTAATGTAAGTAGCGGCACTACTACGTTTGTTGTAGTAAAAAACGGTTCTAATCAAAGCGGTAATTTAAGCACGAATCATACTAGTGGGGTACATGATACACACCATACAGGATTATCTCATGCATTTACAAATGGTGATAGATTTAACTTACGAACAACAACAAGTTCAAGACAAGTTGGCCCTATGAGAATGACAGCAAGATTTAGGAGAACAGGTTGAGGTGATTAAATGGTATTAACAGAAGAAGAAGCATGGAATAATGTAAGAACAGGAAGAGATTATTGGTTAGAAAAAAGAGTAGATTTTTATCAAAATAAACCTTTGTTGTATAATTCTTTGACTGATGAACAGAAAACTGAATTAGCAACTTATAGACAAGAGTTATTAGATTTCCCTGCTACGCTTGCTACAATAGTAGGGGATGAACTACCTCTAGACTACGGACAGTATTACCCCGAACCCCCAACATGGATGGATTAAGATGGCACTAAAAATTGAATACGAAACGAACTTTGGAATAACTTGTAGCGAGGCTATATGTGTAATAGTTGATACTAGATGTAATAAAGAAGTAGATGAAGAAGGAAATAAAACATTCCCTGTTCAATACAATGGGAAGATATACGCATCGGATGATGCCTACGCTGATGGTGCATCTCCTGTTAGTGGTTTCAATGGTTATTTTTTGATGAGTGAATCTGCTGCTAAAACTCAATACAACATAATCAAACAATGCTACATTGACTTAAAGACAAAAGATGGTTTTACAGAAGGAATAGATTGTTAATCTAAACCTAAAGAAAATACTTCATCTAATAACTTACGTTGAGTTTCTAAGTAATCTCTCCAAGTAGGTTTTTTGAATGCCTTTTCAAAACCTTCTATTTGTGCATCCCAATAATCTTCATCCATTTTATTCAACTTCTATATCTTTTAATGACTCCATAAAATCTGTCATCCACTTACATTTACCATTGTGATGTGTTCTTTCTTTCATCCCTTTTTTCCTCCCATAAAACATAAAACAAGTGAGTTATTTGTATAGACACAATCATAAAAAAAGTATTCACAAAAAACATGGCAAAATCTAACTCTAATTGATTTAGGCCATCTATAACTGATTGATTAATTTCCACTGTTGACAAATCCGCTTCACTCTAGTGTAATTCTAACACTAAGTAGTTAATTTACATTGTGGTATTTTTTGTGTAAAAACACAAATTCTGCACAGTTTATATACTCTCAGAACTTGCTATTGCATAAAAAATACTATTCTTAAAAAAAATAAGAATACTAACTTAGACAAAAATGTCTAAAAAAAATTACAAAAAAAAAAGCAGCCTCATGGCCGAATAAAATTAATTATTCGACCACAAAGCCTTACATTTTCTACATTGCCAAATCTTGATTTCATCAAGACTACCAACATAGACCCCGCGAATCCGTCTTGGTATTGTTTCTTCTTTACAGAAGTTACATACCTCAACTAGAGCCACGTTTTTGTTCCTCATTTATTAGGTTCGTCATATACTCTTCAATAGTATCTTCTGAATATTTACTATTACCAAAGGCTGCAAAAAATAATAACGAAATCATAATTATAAAAACAATCCAAATAACAATAGATGTTGCACTTAAAGCCATTACCACATCACCTCCAAATCTTTCTCAATTGCTTCTTCGAGGGAGAAGCCTTTAACTATTTGGTTCTCAACACCATGTTTCCACAAATCATAAACTAATTCACAATCCTTTAAACAATATTCAGCAACTTGAGAGTAGCCTCCTGTTTTCCAAATCTTTGGTGCATCTGCACTATCCATTAGTTTATCAGAACCAAGTGTATGTTGAACTAAATTAGAAAGAGAATATCTTTCACCATATTCTTTAGAAAGTATTGCGCTTGTATCAATATATGATTCAGGATTATCTAAGTATTTTCTAATACAATAAATATCCATTGCATTTTTCAAAACAGGCAAGTCAAAGTTTCGTATATTATGGCCTAGTAATTTTCCACCGTTATCAAAATGTTTTTCTAAATCGAATTTTAATTCAGATAATGGTTTGATGATTACATTAGATTTTCTCAAATCATCTACTGATTTGTCAATATAGATAGTACCTACATCTCCATCCCAAGTACAAACTGTTGATACTTGAAACATATGGGTATTTTCCCAACCACCAATTTCGTGAGACATATTTTTTGTTTCTAAATCAATTGCTAAAACATTAGTCGCCATCTGAATCATCCTCTCCGGTTGATTTTAATATATCAAAAATTCTTTCAAACCACATTTTTTTTCTATATGGTATCACTCTTCATCACCCGTTGCAGACCACAAAGCAGTTATTTTGTCTTGGTCTGCTTTTTGTGGATTAGGTGCTTCTTTAGTGGTATCTCTCACTAAGAAAGCAATCAACCTATCTGTTCCGATATTCATTACTGTGCTTAAAGCCCAACCTTGTTGTCCTAACGTGTTTAGTGCTTCAATCATTACTTTCGGGCCATCTTTTACATTATACATTTGAAATGTATGTTCATATGTTTTATTCATTTTATTCCTCTCCTTTTTATATTTACAAATCTATTTTTGTTGTGTCTTATTTCTTCAAAATACTCCTTATTAGATTTGTAGTTCCTATATACTGTTGCAGGTGATGCATTGGTTACTAATCTCACTGTTTCTAATAGTACAGATTTATTTATCCACTCTCCTGTCTGTCCTTCTATGCTTACTGATTTTCCATTTTCTACTAACTTTTTATATTCCTTTGTAAATACATCTAACTTTTGTTTCTTGGCGGAAGATAGTCTTTCGGCTCTTAGGGCTGAATCTAACCACAATACAAGAGATTTATAACATTGTTGGGTTACATGAGATGCCTGTAAAACGTGTTTACTAGTTAGTTTAAACCTATCTTTCTTTGGTAATTTAGGTGCTTCTGCAATACAAGAAAGAACTGCTAGTCTAACCATACTTACTTGCATTCTAGTAATGAAATTATTTGCTATCTCAATTACAGCAGGTCGGCTATCATGTACGAAATTTTGAAACTTAATGGTCTCGTTTGTTATTGTATCGTTTACACCTTTAGAAAAAGTAATTACTTTCTTTCTTCTGATTACTTCTGCTTCTCTAATTTGTTCCTCAGTCATACCGTCTTTTATTTCTAAAGGAACAGAATCATATTGTTCTTTAAGACATTCATAGATTTCTACGAAAGCATCACCGAACTTGTTGATTGGTGTTTGTGTATCTATAATTCTACCATAATCATTACTCAATGTTTCTCTTACAGCATTCTGTTCACTTATAGGAACTTCTCTGATATAGATTAGACATCGTTGCAGTAGTCCGGTTTCTGCTATAACACTAGTTAGTGTTTTAGGAATATAAGATGTAGCATAAATAGAACGTCTGCTATCGCAATACATTTCTCCACCTTCTGCTAATTGTTTTGTTATTCTATAATTTTGACCTGCTAGAGTATTCATTAAAGTATTCAAATACATAACAACTTCTTGCTTGTGTTGTGTAGGTTTGAAAACACCCGAATATTCGAACTCATCATAAACACAAAGACCATCTCCCTCTAAACCACCAAACAATTGTTTAGGTACTTGTTCATAAGTAGTATTTCCATCATCATCAGTAATAGTTACATCTTCCATTTTCATTTTACCAATAAGTGCTGCATCTGTTGTGGATTTAACAGCATGAATAGAAAATCTATTATGTCTTTCACCTGCTGTTTCCGCTTCAACATTGTCTCTATGCCTACCATTAATAATATCAAAAACATACTGCGCTATTCTACCTGTAAAATTATACATTTCACTTTTACCTGAACCACTTGTTTGTAGCCAAATAATATGAACTCTAACATCTTCTGTACCTCTTCCTTTTGGAACGTAAACCATTTCTTTACAAATCTGTCCTAATAGAGAATAGGCCGATAATATAGCGGGTACTCTATTGTTTCTAGATACTTCTATTGCACTATCTGCATATTCTTCAACTATTTTTGGTAATCTCAGAGTGGTGTTTATTGTTTCATTAAACTGATTTCTCATTGCTTCTTCTAGTAGTTCATCTTCATTAAAATTATTATCAATATTTTTCATTTTTCTTTCTCCTTATATTTGCATTTTCTCTTCTGAGTTTAATGTATCAACAATACGTTTTGCTAATACATTACCGATACCATCTATTTCAGATAGTTCGGAAGGTGATGCCTCGCCAATTTCCATTATAGAACCAAACTTCTTTATCAAAAGTTTAGCCTTTTTATCACTTACACCTTTAATTGTAGATAATACATCCACTCTTAAATCAGTAGTGCTAATTTTCTTTTGTTTTACAATTCTAGGAATATATACTTCTCTATCATGTGGTTGCATCTTACAAACAACTGCAATCAATTCTGCTGCTATTAATGCATCTCTAACCCAAATAATACTACAATCGGTATCTAATATTATTTTACCCATTGAACCAAAGAATTTTTTTCTAAGAATAACTCTTTGTGCTGTTTTATTCATGCTAGTTTTTATGTGTTCTAAATGCTTACGAAAACCATCTTCAAATGAACCATAAACAATAACTAAATTATTTACATATGCTCTATCCATATTATCTAATTGATTCCACAATCTTTTATTTACAATAGATTGAATAAAATCAAAAGAAGATTTGGCCTCGAAACAAACGTCATTGAAAACATAGTCGCCAATTTCTAACCATTGCTTTTCAAATGGTACGTTTAGACTTTGGGCTTTTTCTATTACTCTCTCTGTAAGTTCCGAGTTTTCTCTGCTATCTATTATTAGTTTCATTCGTGATACCTCCAACATTTTCCTACACAATATCCTTGCGTAATTAGAGTTTCACAACCTGCTGCATGATAACCCTTAGATACAATTCCACTAACATATTTCTTAGTCTTATTGTAATCCCAATCTAACCAAACTTCGGGATGACCCGCTATTGTAGCCAACTCAGTCATAATCAAATCAGTTACTTCTTTTTGCTGTTCCAAAGAAACCTTCCTTTCACCTAATGTAAGTAAATCCCTGTACCATTGAACCAAGTAAACTCTAGCATAATGACTAGGATTCTCAACCATAATTGCATTGTGCATACAGGGTATAATTGGTAAAGTACCGATAGGTTTGGGTATCTCTATTTCAATATCAGATAGGTGAATTGGTTTCACGGTAGGAAATACAATTCTTTCAGTTCCCGTAGTTATCATAGGATTCCTTTGTTTAGCCATAACTAAAATATCATACATAGAAACACCTTCTAATGAGGCAAAATCTAAAGGCGAACAATAATAATGATTACCTTCTTTACCACTACTTAGATTCAAAGTGTTTGGTACTCTTCTTAACCTATTAGTTTGAATACCTGTTCTATCAAGAGTAGGGTGTTCTTTAGCCAATTCGGTATAATATTGTTGAATGCATCTGATATCATTAACTCTCTCACCATATGCAATTATATGAAAACCCTTTCCACTAAAGAAGGATTTAAACATGATATTTAGGGAGCATAGTTTCTTACCGACACTCATAAAGTCTCTATGTGCATTTTCTAAAGGTTCTCCGTGTGCATCAAAATCAAGAAACATCCTGTCAAGAACAACGGAAGAATCTATTTTGGTATTGTCATTCACAACTTCAAAATCATAAACTGTTGTATAACAATTCATTCTTCCATTGTAAATATTAACCCAATCAATAAACTCTTTCTTATTCTTCACTATCTTTCTTTTCATCTGTGGTGCGTTCTTTAAGTGGCTTCCCGCCCAAACTTCCCTCGGAAACATCATTGTTTTCTTCCTCCTTATTTTTATTATTGCTAAAGTTTACATTTGCATTTATTAATTGTTCTTGTAAAATACTTGCTACTTGTAATTGTATTTCTTCTGTTACTAGAGTTTGAAAGAACGCTCCAAATGTTGTGATTTTACCATTTTTGTAGTCCTCATATAAGTTTAGTTCAAAACCAGTATTGCCCCATACAAGTTCTAGTTTTTCTTTAGAATCTAAACTCCCGTATATCTCATCCGAGAAGTTTCTTACTAACTGGTTCATATTAGTTAAATCTGCAAACGTCCATTCTCTAGAACTTAATATTTCTTCAACTTTATCTTTCATTTTAATACCGCCTTCATTCTTTCGTATTCCTTTCTAAAGTTCTCTGTTGTATCTGTAATATCTACTGTTCCATTGAAAACTGTTCCATCAGGGTCAAAGTCTGTTAAATGTTCCCCGACAAGATACCATTCTTCAAACATCTTTGCCAACTCTTTATCTTCTTGAAAGAACTTACAATAACTAATACAACCTTCATATCCACCCCAATAGTGTTTATTCATGTGTTCACAAATATCAATCATACTACTTGCACTTACATTTCCATTTGTTACTGCATCTATTATTTGGCTGTGAGTTAAATAACCCAACATATATACCACTTCATTTTTATTCATTTTCATTTTTTATGCCTCTCTTTGTATTCTTTCTTTCTTCTAAAATATTCTTTCCACTTCATTTTTTCCACCTTTTAATTACTGTTGATACCTTACCAATGAAAAATATTAATTTCATTCCCCAACTATTCTTCATAATTTTCATCCTCTAACATTATCAACTTCTGCAAATATATTGCTAAATCTAGAGCCTCTTCTTGAGCATGAATTAGCCATGCCTTTCTCGTCAAATCAACTCTTTCCATTGTTGTATTATACTTACGTTCACCAATTTCTGCTCTTGCTTCTATTTTTTTAATTACTATATCTTCTATCTTACTCATTTACATCCAACTCTCTTACTATTACTACTGCCCTATTTCTTTCCATTTCATATATAGACCACATTGCTATTTCTGCATCGGACATATGTTTTTTATAATGTTCATCATTACAATCTCCACACCAATCTTTGTCTTCTTTGATTGCTAATTTAGGATGAGAATAATGTTTCTTACCGCAGTTTTCACAAAATCCATATGGGTCATTATCATTAACTACTAATGCTAGAACCCTAATACCATTATGATAAATCCATTTAACTTCCATTAATTTTATTCCCCCTTTTAGATAAATATTGTTTTATTGTTGAAACATTTGCTATAAACTCTTGACCTACTTGCATTGTTGGTACAGATTTAATCTCAAATGGGGCTACATCTTTTTCTATGTCCTTGTAAACTACAAAAGGAAAATGTACATCAGTCCAATTTTTTAGACCTTTACATGGCGCACACCAAGTAGCAGTCCAAATAATAATTTCAGCCATTATAACCACCCCTCGTCTGCTCCACCATCACAAATATCTAAGTAACTACAATATGAACAAGTTCTAGCATTGTATTTTGTTGGGAATGAATTATCCTCATAAGCCTTAATTAATTTCACTATACTTCTCATAAGTGCTTTATGGCTACTTTTCTTCTGTTCTTCTACATAGATATGATTTGAAGCAGGGTATCTCCAACCCCAATGTGTTACTTGTTTATCTCGATTAAGACCTATTGCTTCTAACTGTTCAATAGGACAATTATCAAATAATAATTTATAATAGGCCATTTCTTTTCTCATCATAGTTTTCTTATACTCTTTCCATACTCCTGTCTTTAACTCCATTGGAATGTAGCCGTTTTTATCTACAAACATTCTATCTATTATTCCTTGAAGATGAATAACATAATCTCTCTTTAAGGGTAATTTAGGATAGTCTGCTCTATTGATTGTTATTTCAGCATCTAAAGTAATTTCATTAATTACAGGTAAGAACTCTTCTAATGTACCGTCTTCTTTAGCAACCATAAAACGTTGTGCTTCGTTAATAGACAAAGTTTCATACATTTCAGACATATTATCAATAGGGAATAAACTAAACATATATTCAGTTACTTCTTTACTATCCATAGTTTCAGCCTTTTTAATATCAAAAACATTGTAGAACTCTTCTAATGCATTGTGAACTATTGTTCCGTTGTGCATTGCTTCCGTTGTGTCTTGTGGTTTTCTGTCTATATATCCAAACTCATATTTTTTAGGACACCAATCAAACTGCCCCACCGAAGATTTAGTTATCTTTAATATAGGCTTATCTGTGTCTTCTTCTTTCCATTCTGCATTCCATTGATAGGTAAAATTCCTATCAAACCCTTCTTTATTTTGTATTTTCATTATTCATCATTCTCCGTATCAAACTTAAACTTTAATTCTGTTATTAAAGTTTCCAAACAATCTTCACAATCACAATCCCTACCGTGTAAAACTCTCGTTTTATTTTTTGGTGCGTAGGTAGTAATGAAAGATTCAGGTGGTTTTTCTATTAGTTTAATTTCACCCTTATTTACTGTTAATCCTATGTATTCTTTTGAATCAAAGAACATAGTTTCTTTTTTATTTTTATCTATTTTTAGTTTTTTAACTTTCTGTTTTCTATTTTTGTTGAAGAAGTTCTTAATTTTATTATAATCACTAATAACTTCCCCTTTAACAAACACACACCAATTTATTATTTTAGCATATTTGATTTTCCATCTTTCTATTCTTCTTTCCATAGACCAAGATAATCTCAAAACCATTCCCCCAACTCTTGATTTCTACTTTTGGTAATATTATCTATATTCCAACCCATTGCATTGTAGATGGGTTCTGCCTTGCTAACTACTTGATAAGCATAATGTAAATAATCGGGAGTAAAATGTTCTAACTCAGATTCATTCTTAACTGAAACCCAAGAAGGAATAGTATCTTCTTGAGTCAATGGGTGAATATAAGAAACAGTATTACCTTTTATTTTAATGTAAATATAAGAATCTTCTATTGGTGATTCATTGAAATGGTTGTAATACAATACTCCCTCTATACCCGAACCAATTGTGGGTTTCTTATCTTGTAGAGTTCTAAGATTAGGTTTATTACAACACTTCCACTTATCACTAGAAAAATTACTACGGTGTTCTGCAATATTCTCAATGATTTCTGATAGTGAGAAAACCTTTCCCCATTTCATTTTTTTACATTCTCCCATACATTTCACCTTGAATCTCTCTTCACGATACCTAGTTCTATTAGTAAGCATAGATAATTCTATATCTCCCGATAAAACCTTATTGAATAAATCGTGTAAGTAATTAGTAATAGTTTCTTCACTATTACCATCAACCCACATTCTCAGAACCTTTAGTTGAGTTTCTTTTGCTAATTTAGTTTGTGCAACTCTCTTTGCAGAAAAACCTGTAAGAACAAACTCATCTTCTTCGAGGTATTCTCCATCCTTCCAAGAAATCAAACCTGCATTTCTGTTCTTAGTTGCACCAACACCTAAAGATTTGTAATATTTTTCAAACTCTAAAGTAACAGGGTGTTCATCTAAACCTAATAAATTAGGAAAAGATTTCCTAACATGGTCGTTAATTTCACTACAAACTTTCTTTGCTTTTTCTATATCATCACATTGTACATAAATTGAATCAGTGTGTCCGTAAACAACCTTCATGTTATCATCCCCGCTACTATAACAGCAACAATGATGACACTTACTAAAATAAACGCTGTCGCAAGTCCGATTTGTAACACTAACAAACATTGTCCTAATTTCATATATCTTTTACTCATTATAATTCCCTCGCTTTAAATGCGGCTAATCTAATAGCCTCTCTAGCACTAGCAGTAATACTAGCGGCTAGGTCTATATCAGCCCAACCAAATCCTTGATAGGCTGTAATACCATAAAATGATGCCATCAATCTCTTGACCGCCATTTGATTATTATTCCACTTAATCTTATCATCTTTGGTTGTTGATTCTTTCATATTCTTTTTGTATTCGTTTCTTAATGCTTTAAGTTCAATAAGAGACTTAGGTAATAATCCTAACTTATCTGTATTGTAATACAACATCTTCTCTTCCTTAACTTCACTAAAATCTCTAGGTATTGCTAGATTAACTGCAAACTCAGTAGGACTTTTAGATTTAGACTCCCATGATATATTTCTTGAAATAATCATTGAAGGGTATAGACCTGCAAAATCAAATGCTGCTACGTTATCATATCTACCATTAGTACCTTCTGTTAATGGATTGTATATCATTGCTCCATCATAGTTAACCTTCTCACCTTTCTTACCTGTTGGTGCTTTCCAATTAGCATTACGCATAAAATATATTCCTCCCATATTACTTGCATAGAAGCAAGCATCAAAAGGAGCAACTAGTAATTTTTGTAACGCTAAAACTGAATCAATACAATGGTTTTCATCATCTATTCTTTTGATTAACTCAACATCTTTTATTGCATATTCTAAATATGTTTCAGTGTCCTCTAACCAACCTCTAGCAAAGAACTCATTTTTATCGGGAAACCTTTCACTAACTAATTTCTTATCTCCTAAAATAGTTTCAGAAATATAATCTAAAGCCATAGAAGGTAATGTTCCTCTTTGTGAATCGTTCCATTGTCTTTCAAAGACTAAATCCAATGCTACTGTAATTACTCCCTTAATTGGTTGTGTTATAGGAGAAGAACTATTTACTTGTTTAGGATATATCTTAACTTTGTTATCCTTCCAAGAAACTCCCCTTACTTCATTAAAGGGAGATAACATTCTTGAATCAATATTGTAAATACTATTTCTCTCTATTAGTTTAGGTAAGTCGAATTTCCAACCGAACCATGAGATTAACATATCCGGTCTCGTTTGAATAAAATATGTTAAGAAGTTGTCAAGCATAGATTCTTCTGACTTGAATATTTTTAAGTTATAATTCCTTCTTAATTTGTAAAGGAACTCCATACTAAGTTTTTGTTCTAAGTTAGGAAACCAAGCGAATACACTATACTCATCATCATAACTATCGTATATTACTATACAAGTAATCTTGCCATCATGTTCTCCGCCTTGCATCCATTCCATATCCCAAAAACACTTACGCATTTTATAATCGGGAATAGAACTTAACTCATCAACAGCATACCGATAATGATGTGGTATATCTGCTTCGTAAGTGTCAACACCTAATTCTTCTAACTTCTCTCTAATCTGATACCTAAGACTAGGAGATTTAGTACCCCAAGAAACCTTCACCAAAGATTCACCTTCAAGAGATACCCAATCTCCTAATTCGTAAGTTAAGTCAACCCGAAACTTACCTCTTGTATTATTATCTTTAACTAACAAATTATTGTGTCTAGTTGACGTAGCCTTAATGAAAAAGTAATGTTTGAAGTCTTTCAAAGAAACAGTTTCTTGTAGTCTGTTATTATTTTCATCTCTCCAAACTAATCCTATTCCATTTTTTATCTCATTAATTATCAGACGCTCAACTCCTATCCATGTAGGGTGCTTTCAATAATATTCTAGTTGGCGATACAAACAGAATAGGTGAGTCATCTTTAAGATAAATATTAACTATTGTCTTGAAGAATCCGTGAAAGAAACCTGTAAACTCAACTGTTGAAGGTTCACCATCTCTAGTCATTGGTTGTATTGTAGTTTCATACTTATCCAAATCAGTTTTGATAGATGACATTGTAAATATATCATTGTTGTAGTCAAACTTATATCTAGCAGTATTGATTACATCACAGCCCTTTGTTGCTTCTGATAATGCATGAGAAGAAACATGAAGTTTAGTCTCAAAGGTAGTTCTTCTAAAAGTAGGAAATGTTACATTAACATCTCGTACTGTCTTCTCGAACTCAACTAACATATCAATCATAGGCTGATGACTATGTTCAACTACTAAAGGTAAGGTAGCGTTTGATGATTCACTACTAATATACAAAAAGTCATTTGCTTCAACAGTAACTACTCCTGTAAATCCCTTTAGATATTTTACAGTCTTTTTGATGTCAACTACGGCTGAACCGCTTTCAGAAGTGGTCTCACCTAAATTGTGGTTTAATCCACAAATAGTAGTGTTATCAGCATTCCATATTTGTAGCGTGTTACCATTAACTACTAAATATGCGTGTGCCGATAACATACCATTTTTAGATTCTCCACCATCGAAGTATCTTCCTTTTAATGCTACACTTTCTATTAATTCACTCAGTTCCTTTGCTTCTATTATTATTTTCATTGTTATTTATCTCCATTATAATTCACCTGTTTTTAACTCAGGTATTCCATTCCATTGATTTCCTGTTTCTTCTAATACGAAGACAGGCCATTTCTTACCTACCATTTTGGAATTAGTTTTACTAGCAGTTAGTGTTGCCATGTAGGTTGTTTTCTTTCCTAACTTTTGTTCCTTTATGTTTACTATTTGTAATAGTTTATGTGGTGTAGTTTTGTACCAATCGGGTATTTCCCCTACTGCAATTGGTGCGCCTATACCTTCGTAAACAGGTTTCATATGTGTAATAAGAAACCTGTTAGTTCTTAATGCTACAAAAGGATTAATGATTCTATCATAAATCTTATTTCTAACTTTCCAATCTAATGGGCTTACTCTTACTGTATCTGAATCCTGTATTACAGAACCACTTCTTGCTGCATTCTTTACTAATGATTTACGAAGTACATCACTAGAACCTTCATAGATTTTATCTACGCCATCTAAAATTACAGCCTTTACATTTCCTTCTTTAATTTGTTCTTCTAACATTTTAATCCAAGTTGAACAGTTGTGAAATGTTTCATCCCAATTCATAGAACCATCTTCATTCCAAACATTAGGAACAAACACTCTTATGTTTTCATCTCTATTCCATGCTGAATCCCAAGTTGCAGTTGAACCGTCATCTAAGTCTAGTATTTCTACTGTCATACCTTTCTTGATTTCTTCTTCGGTTCTGCAATCCATTGCTAAACCGGACTTACCGACTTTAGGGTTGCCTGTAATTCCTAATAGTAGGAACTCTTTTTCTCTCTTCATTCTGTCTTGTATTTGTTGCATTATTATTTTCTTTCTATCTTCATAACTCATTGTCATTTAAATCACCATTCATATTGTAATCGAAGAGATTTGTTATTTCCTCTAAATCTTCTCCGTCAACTTTTATTCTTATTTCTTTTCCTGATGGGAAATGGAACTTAACCCAAAACTCACCTGTTTCGTCATTCATCCTTCTAGTAGTAAAATCAACTTTACTAACATTGAACCAATAACTACTACCTTTTATTATTGTATTGTTTATTATTTCATATTCTTTCATTTTATATTCTCCTTTAAGATTAAGGGTATTGCACCCTTATAGCCAACAATGTGTGCATGACTACACTTTTACATAATCAGTCAAAGAACCAATCGTCTTCTTCTGATTCAACGTGTTCAATTAGTTCGGGACTTCCGCCTCTAGCACTAATAACATAGATACCGCTAACATTAATTGTTAATGGTCTCAATGCACCTTCATCATCTGTTCCTTGACTTGTTCTACCGACTACAATAACTTCTGAGCCAATACCAAAATCAATTACTAATGAAGATGGAATCCAACAAGTAGTCGCTGTGAAGCCATCATTGTCAAAGTTGAACTCGGTAGTCAAATCATCAATGTTAATGATTCTATTACCATTACCTGTTGGTGTCATATTAATACTAGTAACTGTACCATCAGTAACAACGTAACGTTGTTTGTATGGTCTAGAAGCAGCATTACTATGAGCCTGTTCTAAGTCAACTAATGGGCTGTAATTTTCAGTACAGTACTCCATAATTATATCTTGAACAGAACCAAACGGTACTCTCTTTCTATCATCTTCTTCTGCTAAATCATCGTTAAGAATCAAAGACTCCATTGTTCTAGATTTACCACCGAAGATAGTACTATAATCTTCGTTCATAAAGAACGCATCAAAGTGTACCCATTCAAAAGTATTAGGTGTAAAAGTAAGAGATGATTCACCTTTGTAACTAAAAGCGAATGCTCCCATTCTTCCATCAACTTCACCAACAAAAACTCCGGTTCTTCTCCACTCTGAAACGGGTGTAGGTTTACCGTAGTTCTTCTTATTCCAAGCAGCATCATTAGTATTTAATGGTACTAAGAACAGACCATTATCTAATGCTACATTGTTTTCAGGTAATGCTTCCATAACCTTTACTCTTTCTTCGTTATCTCTCATCATTCTACCTTCAAACTTTCCGTCTTCTGTTTGTGCAAAGATTGCAACTTTTCCAAGAGAGTAAGTTAAATCACTATCTCTATTGTACTCTTTTACTACTCTGTCTCTATCCAATGCCATTATATCTACTGCATCATTTATAGATACAAAGAACCCAAATGCTTTCTTGTAGAAAGAATTATTCGTATTGGTTTGTGTCTTTTCGCGATTTAGTATGTTTCTAGCACTACTAAAATATTGTCGCCAAAGTCCTCTAGCCAATAGAGGTTCTTTAGATGCATCGAGATTGTTCTTAGAACATATGTCCTCGAACTTACTCATAGCATCTTCCTCGGATAAACCGAGCAGTTCTGCTGCTTTCATTATTTCATTTTTCATTTCTTCATTCATATTATTTACTCCTTTTTTTCCTTTCGTATTTTATTTCAACCAATCCTTCGGCTGCCATTACTAATCCGCAAAGCACCCAAAAGAAATTGGAATCTACACTAATGTAATTTAACGTGTTCAATATTGGTAGTACAATTAGTGCTATACCACCTGCCACGATTATCTCATATCTAAGTATGAGATGTTCAAAGTCGTCTTTATCAACAACTCCATCTTTGTTAAAGTCAAAGAATTTTTTTACCATCTTCTTCTCCCCCTGTTACTGTCTAACATTTTAATTAATATTCTCAATCCAATCAACCCCAAAAGTAACTCTATCATTTAATCATCTGTCCTACCATCCAAGATGCCAAGACTTTTGGATTCATATTATTACTACGCCATTCTGTTTCGCCAATTATACGAAGCATTTTGAACTTGTAATTAGAATCACTTTCAGTTTCTAGAACTGTTGTATGTAAATTAATACATATAGTCTTCATGTCTGTTGAATCGTAAATCAATTTATGCACCTTCTCTAAAGCATTTTCATAGTTATTTTCATTTATCATTGTTATAATTTCAGAGTATGGTTTCATATTCATGTCTATTTGATATTGGAGAGTTCGTTTACTTGCTGATGAAGCCTGTAATTCATTCAACCCTCGTCTTAAGTCTCCTTGTAGATATGTAATAAACTTATCTAATTCCTCTTCTGAATGTGTATTTATGTTCTCTTTTGACAAGATTTCGGACATTATGTATTTCATGTCTTTATTGTTAAGTCGCTTAAAATTATAGTTAGCACACCTTGACATTAAAGGATTAATGATTTTGTGTCTATCATTACAAGTAATAATAAATCTACAATTATCAGAATATCTTTCCATAATTCTCTTTAGTGCATTTTGTGCATCTTTAGTCATACCATCCATTTCATCTAGTAAAATAATCTTAAATGGTACATCACCGATTCTTTTAGTAGAAGCAATCTCTTTGATTCTATTTCTTACTGTTTCTAACTTTCTATCATCAGAAGCATTAATCTCAAAGAAATTATTCTTTCTATTATTTTCTAATATTCCATTTGCTAAAGAAATAGCAGCAGCAGTTTTACCTACACCTGCTACACCATATAATAATATGTTAGGCATTTCTTTATTAGCGACCCAATGTTCTGCATCTAATACAAAATTAGTTTGTCCTATTATGTCGCTAAGTTTAGTTGGTCTATATTTTTCAGTCCATAATTCACTCATTGTATCGCCCTCTGTTTCAAACTTTTAGTTGTAATGCCGTTGGCTTTATCTTTAGCCATTCTTTCTTTATAGGCTCTTAGACCGTAAGTAATAACATCAATAGGATTGTCAAACAAGTCTCCTATCCTAGAAGGTATTACTATTACACAATCACAGAAATCACAACATCTTCCTTCTGCAATTGGTGCGGCATTGTTTCCACTCGTAGTGAAAACTTTACCAAATAACATTTTATGTTCTATGTTCTTTAGACAAATAACACATTGTAAAATATCAAAACCATCTTTAGTTTTCACTACTCTTCCTCTCCTTTTAATTCATTAATTAGTTTTAGAAACAGTTCATTTTGTTTCTCTAACAAATCTAACATTTTATCCATTCTTCTTTTATATTTTCTATCATTCAATTGTTTTCTCATTTTTATTCCTCTTTATTTTTATAACCACTTATCTAAAGTGGGCGAAGGTAAAACTACCTTCTTTGATTCTATTTTTCTTTTCTCTCCTAGTTTTAATAACCTACATTCAGAATTATCTAACTTAGTCATGGCATATTTTTTGAACTTATCATCTTTCAATAAATCTTGTAAAAGATAGGTTTCATGTCTTCTTAATCCTAATCTATTAGCAATACTACCTAACTTAGAATACTTTCTTCTAGTGGGCATTACCATCTTAGCACTTAGTTTACCATTATGAGAATATGCTAATAACTCATAAAAGTAAGAACTATCCCAACGTCTTTTCACATTATTATCAATGAATGATATTTTGTTTGGGTTTATATTTGGTATAATCCAAGATAGTATTTGATTATCTGCGGGACTATTCATCTTTAATTTAGTAGCGACTTCATCTCTATCTCTATTAGTTAGATATTCTCTTACTAAAGTGAACATATCTAAATCATAATTGATAGGTTCATCTGCTCTAGGTGATATGTTTAGGACATCTAACTTTTCTGTCGGTCTTTTCATATCACATAAGTTATACAACGAAGTAGGTACTGCTTTTTTACTATCCGTAATTAATACAACTTGACCTGCATATTCTAAGACCGTTCTTCTTATTAAATCAGTATTAGGTTTATAGTGCATCTCGTCAATAATAATACCAACGTCTTTAGGAATACTAAAGTTATCAGTAATATCATACTCATTTGCATACATAACTATTGGACTATCAGATACAAAGGACATTGCCCTTTTCATTTTATCCATTTTTGTATTGCCTAGTACTACTATTGGTTTACTCTTCATGTGTTCTTTGCTTATTTTTATTAGACTCATTCATTCTCACTTCCATTATTTGTTCATAATTAATATTACATTCGTGGCATTGTACTTGTATTATATACCACTTTAAGTTGTTTTCTTCTACTACACCTGCATCACAATAAAAATCATTGTTGCCGCATTCTTGACAACCATTCCAAAGTATTTGGTGTATATGATAACCTAATATTTCTGTATCGTCAACAGAATCAACAGGTTTATTTTCTAGAATTGAAAGATTACACATTTCACAAATATGTTTACCGTTCTTAGTAGGTCTTAAATCGCATCTAGGACAAACTACTTCTTTTTTTTTCATATTAGATACCCCTTCAACTCTAGTATTTCATCAAGACCATCCATTGTCTTGTGTCGGTTGGTATCTATTATATCTTTAACTTCTTTAAAGACATCCCAATTATTATCAAATGATACAGATGACATATTATATGTCTGTAAAAATCTATTTATATCTTCTGATTTAGTTATAGTTAATATTGGCCTTTGTCTATTTTTAGACTCCGATATTTTATATTTACTCTGAATATTATTTTGTAAGAAGCAACGGTGTAGTGCCTGTAATCTTCCACCGTTACTCCTAAAGACTATTGATAATTTTACTCTATAACCTAGACTATACCTTTCCGCTTTGATAATTGATACTGTTGGTTTTGCTATTACAGAACAAACACCAAGAACAATATTGCGGTCTAGCATATTAACTCCTTGTGCAATAGGTAATTAATATTTTACCTATTGTATTTTCTATATCATATTTTTTATATCTTCCATTGTGTTGCAATTAAAAGCGTGTTTGTCATTCCTAATCCTAACAACTCTAGGAAATCTCAAGCCATAATTACCATCAGAATCTTGTGATATTAAATCACATCTTACTTCTAAGACAATTCTAGGTAGAACGTAGAACACATCGGAAGAATATTTATCAATTATTTTTTTAAGTTCAGTTGTTAAATACAGTAAATCTCCATCAGATAACCCACTACCAACATTGCCTACACTTTGATAACCATTTTTAGTTTTGGCAGATATCCCAAAAGAACCGAACAACCCCGCCCTTCTACCTTCACCATATTTAGCAGAAGATATAACTAAATCCAATTCAATTCTAGGCGGTTTATGTTTCAAAATATTATTACTTCTACCACTCCTATACTTAGCATCTAAATCCTTTATCATAATACCTTCAAAACCATTGTTAATAGATGTGTTATATGCTGATTCTATTGTAGTTTCTTCTGAAAAACTCCATACTCTGTTTTCCATAGGGAAGTCTTTCAGATGCGAAAGACGCTTTAGATATGGCTCGTCAATTAACAAGAACCCCATGTATTGTATTATATCGAATATAACCATTTTAACAGGGCATTTAAGCATGGCTTCTTGTTTATCTTTAGCATGAACCCTAGCGGCCATTTTCTTATGAGGAGCAGGTTCTATACTGCCATTTTCAATGACAGGATATATCTCAGTATCTAAAATGCAAGTACTGGCGTTAAATTTTTTAACTTGTTCTACAACATCTAGAAATTGGTTAGTAACTATCTTACCTTTCCTGTTAAAAATCATTACATCGGACTTGTTTTTATGAATTTGGTATCTATTACCGTCATATTTAACATCTAAAATATAATTTTTAGGTAAATTATTAGAATATGTTTTTGCTAAAGATGGTTTTAGGAACATTCCTGTTTGAATAGTGGTAGGAGGTTCTTTTCCTTGCTCTAAGTATTGAAAAACAGTAGAAACAGGTTGAATAGAAGATAAATACTCTACTCTTTGGTTAGGAAACCTTCTTTTGACTGCCTTAACAACAGTCGAATTAGAGACACTGTTTCTAGGTGTCCTTAACCAATAACGAATAAACCATTTTAATTCTAAATTAGACATATTATTAACTGATTCAGCAAAAACAGTATAAGAATCACTATTTATGCTAGAACAATCTAATGTTAACAGAGAATATAATTGTTTAATACTATAATTACTTTCTTTACCGTTAGGTAAAAACTGATACATACCTTCTCCTATATCTCCCCAAATTTCTTCTTCTGCTTTAACTTCTTCATCAAACAATTCTAATGCGTTTGCTATCCAAGTTACTGCACGTTTATTTCCAATAGAATTAACTTCTAAATTAAGACTAAGAATATCTATAACAGTTTTAGGATTAGTAAATGAACTAAGAGATTCGTCTATGATTCTAATTTTGTTTGTTGTACTATCTTGTAGTTCTAGTGCTTCACACATTCTTGCAAATCTAATTAGTGTCATCCTTGTTCGCCTCATTTTTATTATTTATTTTTTCCAACGCTTTAATTAACGTAGGTAATTCTTCCATATTTATTCTAACTCCTTTTCTTGTTGGTTTTCCATCTGAATACCATCTAACATCCACGACTTCAACTTTCCAAAACTCTCCTGTTTTGATTAGTAATTCAGTAGTAGCATTACGTGGTACTCTTGCTATAATATCCATATCATCACTCACTCTTCTTCACATCCTTTAATAATTCTCGTTGATTTCCATTTTCTTAATATCCATTCTTTAGTCATATAATCTTCGTCTTCCATTATGTAAACCAACCTTCCTTAAATCTAGTAAGTTCCTTATGTGTGGTGAAATATCTAGGTGATTCTAAATCATCTAATCTATTGGCTACCCAAATAACTCCACCCAAACTACTTATCTTAACAATTTCATATTGTCTCTTCTCATCACACTCGAATATTTCTTCTGTATTAACTTCGGGTACTAAACCGTAGTTTCTAGATAATTCAGTTGCTATTTGTTCAAGGTTATTAGAAACATATTGTACTATTAGATTTCGTTGTATTGGAACTTTAGCGTCAACTACTAACTTCATCTTACCTGTCATGTCGCAGACTTTACATTTGTTTCCTTCACAAATAGGACATAGTATTTCAGCAGGTAGTGGGGCAGGGAACTGAATAGTAACCGCCTTGTGTTTAACCATTAGAAACCCTTTTCCCTACAATAACATTCGTAACAAAAACCATGACGGTAAACTGTGTCTTCACAATAAAGACAACAACTCACTCTGTTCCTCTCCATTCTCTGTATGTAACTGTATAATTAACAGTTACATCATAGGTGAAATCGGAGAAGTACAAATCTGCTGTTCCAATAGAAGGAGCATAGCCGCTAGACCAAAGATAATCATATTGAATAATATCTAAATTAAGTCTGTTCATGTAAGTTATGTTTTGAGATAAATAACCCCCGACTTCAAAGGTGTAGTTGTGAAAAGTTACAGTATTATTATCTACTGTAAAACTTAAGTGCGTTACAGTATAGTTATAACTTATTACTTCTAACCATGTTGTAGAATTACCTAATGTAATTATAGGTGTAGTTGCATTTTCATCTTCAACTAATACTGTAAAAGTCCCTTCTAACGTTGAAGAGTTGGGTATAATTCTGTCGTCATCTGATGGAGGGTCGGGAATAATTTCTCCCGCACACCCCGATAACATTACTGCTACCAAAAATACTAATCCAAATTCTCTCAATGTTGTTTGTCTGCTATTTTTTTCATTCATTTAAACGCACCTAACCCTAGTTGTTCACCTTTCGGATTACTAAAATGCTCTTTAAGTTGTTCTTTTCTTTCTTTCTCTAAATCCTTTTCATGTTGAACTAACATCATAATTTCAAAGGCTCTAGATAACTTCTTGTCGTCATTAGTTAACATAACTAAATCTCCTTCTTTATTTTCGTGAAGACATTCGTCTAGTAACTTTCTCATGTAGCATACTAAATCTGTTAATTCCTTATTGTCCTTGACTAGAGACTTTACTGCCTTAGCAACATTGTTTGTGTTTTCAACTAATTCTTTATTATCCATTTATTCTTCACCGTCCTTTACAGGTTCTATATCATCAAAAACTGTTTGTTGTAGTAAACCGTAGAAAACCTTCTTTGCAGAATAAGTTCCTTCTTCATATTGTTCATTGTTCATGTTAACAGCAAGATATTGATTATCTCCAAGTACTATTGCACTCTTCATCATAGTATTCCAAGTATTTACAGTTCTCCAATCAGTACTGCTTAGGTACGCTTCTCCAAAAGGATGAGTATGAATCCAACTCTTAATCGGTATTCTCATTGGTGCGCCATTTACTAATTCGTCTTCATGTCCTTGAAAAGATACGAAAGCGGGAGTACCGCTACTAATATACAAATCATCTTTGTCATCTATTACTACTTGTACTTCCATACCTTCTAACACTTCATCGGACATTTGCCAAATAGCAGATAGAAACATTTCTGTATCTGCACACGGCCTAATAAAATTAACACCGCCTTCACTATTAGACATATCCTTGTAAACACTTCTGATGTGTTCTTTCCAATCAAAGTCTTTCATTGCTTCTTCATTTTCTTCATTATTTATTTCTTCTTTATTTTCTTCTTTCATTTTTATATTCCCCCCATTTGTTCTACCATAAAGTCTTGAGAGTTCTCAAACTCATGGAATGCTTTATGTCCGGCTATGAAACCACCTGCGTGTCTTTTAGTTCCCATGAACTCTTCTAGACAAACAGGACAACATACCTTGACTATTTCTGCTTGTAAGTAAAAACCATCTGTTGCAATAACATTCATTATATTACCTACATCTTCTTCTATTAAATCATCTATTTCTGTATCTTCTTCACTCATACATTCACAACCATTTTATCTGTTACATCATTATTATCGTTAAACCAACGTTGAATCCATTGAGTCGCAATACCTGCTATGGCAATGTGCATAGTACTAATATCTTTAGCAGAACCATCCCAATCACCGCCTTGACAACTGAATGAACCTTCTGCACCAACAAGTAAGTCAGGTATTAATGTGGGATTAACTTTGTATGAAATCAATACTCCGTTCCTACCTTGCGCTCTAAGGTCTAACCACTTAACAGGACTATCTTCACCATGTCCTGTTTTGTAAAGTAGTCTTCTTGCTGCTAAGTTATCCACACAGCAGATTACTAAATCATATTTCTTTTCAGTTAATTGTTTAGCAGTAAGGACTTGATGTTCTCTTTTGTCGTTTAATGCAGGTTGTATTCCAATCTTGTTTCCCAATACTCTAACTTTAGATTTACCAATATCTTCAACATTAAAATTCTGATAAGACAAGTTCTTTTCTTCTACCTTATCATCATCGTAAATTGTAATATCATACAACGCTTGTCTTTCTTCACTAATTCTTTCTAGGAAAGATGCTAGATAACTACCTATTCCACCTGCCCCAATTATCAATAATTTTCTTTGTTTTAATTTCTTTGTTTTCATTCTAATTCCTCTTTTTCATATATTTCTTTTGGTTCTGTTTCAGAAAGAGACAAGTGATATTCATGTTCTGTTTCCCATAGATTCGTAAATATTAGTAATTCTTTGTCTGAAACAGTAGCGGTAAAAATAGTACCGCTTTGCATATGAATATCTAATTCATATTTTGCCTTAGACAAGACTCCTTTCTTTGCTATCTCTCTTATGGAAAAAGCAGTACAATAATTAATATCTATTGTAGTTCTTCCTGTTGTTGTTCCCATTGTCATTTTTCTTCTTATCATTTTATCTTACTCCATTCATTATATTTTTTGTTGTATATGACCTTAACTTAGTTTTGTCTAAATTAAGATTTACACACATCTTTCTTGTTTTTTCTCTTATTGTTACTTCACTAACTGTACTACAATCTCCAAGTGCAACTTGTGTAATACTTTTTGAATTATAATTTTGTCCTACAATCCATATTGCTGCTACTATATCGCTAACAGTAAAAGTCAAATCAAAATTATCATAACATTGTTTTGCATAATCTACAAAATTATAACAATCCATTCTAAAGTTTCCCTCTATCTTCTCTTTAAATCTAGTTTTTTCTCTAGAGTTTAGTTTGACTATAATACTAGAAACCATTTCGTCTGTATTTAATTGACTAAATATGTGTGATTTACCGAACTTTCTAGTTACTCTTTTTGATGTTCTCATAATATTTTTTACGGGAACTTTAATTTTCTTAGAATAATCTTTTAGGGAAACCGGAATACCTCTTTCCTTTAGTACATAATATACAATACCTGCTGCTACGTCATCTAAAGGTAAACCTCTAACTAAATGTTCGTCTTTTAATATTCTATATTTTTTAATAACTTCATTTTTTAATTTACCACCATTGTAATATGAAAGGTATATACCCGTAGCAACTAACACTTTATTTTCTGAATCATTATGATTTGTTCTCATATTGTTTGTTCTCAAAGCATAATCAGTTTTACTTTTAACATCCTTTCTTTCAATAATAGAACCTAATTTATATGAGTCAGTCGAGTTTTGAAAGTAATTATTTCTGATGTAACCTTTACTTTTTTCTGTTGAGAAAAAATTTTTATTAGTTTCTTCAAATATATTTACTGATAATATCAAACCACAATCAGCACAAATAGTTTCACCCATTCTTTCATCGAAAGTTGTAGTGGTGGATTCGCATTCAAAACACTTCATTTCATCACCATTATCCTACAACAATCGCTATCTTTAACCCGAAGGTCGCCTAGTTCTTTTTTACATTTATTACATATTTTCATTTATTCATTCTCCTTCATTCTTTTCTTGTGTAAATATTCATCACACTTTCTTTGACTCCAATGGTTTAACTTAGACCTATCTAATCTAGCCATAACTCTACTTCCATTTTTCAAATCATCGTCTATTAACGGTCTAATTGTATAGAGATGATGTGCTGCTACATCTTCATTTACCAATGCTAATGCCCTCGCTGTTAGTTGGTCTCCGATACTAGCACCCTTAGAAACATTGTCAATACAAATAGAACCGGAAAGTTTCATACCATGCCAATTTCCTCTTTCGTCAGAGAAACCAACTATTTGATGAGTACTAACATCTTGATTACCTCTTTTCATACCATCACCTGTATAAGTAACAACCCAATCACAATACTTACCATGAACAAATAATGCTTTATTCTTAGGGTTTCTGAATTGTACGAAGTCAATCTGAGGTGTTTCTGCTGCAATATCGAACAACAATTTAGTTGCCCTATCTTCTACAATATCAGAAGTTCTATGTTGTAATAACCATTGAGTCATTTTCTCTAATTCTGTTGCGGTTGGTTTGCTACCCATTGTTTGTTCCCAAAGGAACTCGTTAGTAACACCAACATTCCATTTCTTACTCCTCTTCTTACCGAACTTAAAGTAATCAATAAAGGTACTCAATTCTTTAGTAGATAGAACACCCCAAACACTGTCAGATATTTCTAATACACATTCGTCATCACTAATTAGTTTAGTATTGATAACAACCTCTGTTTGTCTAAATAGATGATTAAAATGATATGGTGTTCTATTTTCCAAAGCATATAGGACATTATGAGGAAAGGTAGTAACTTTTACTGCGTAAGTAGTTAATTGTTTTGAACACTTTGTTAGTGCTGCTCTTAGAATTATCTTACTAATCGCTTTAACTACATCTGCTTTGTTTCTAGGTAATCCGTTAATATAATATCTTTTATTAGTGCGACCATAGAATATTTTACTTTGGCCGTTGTAATATTTGAAAGATATTGTATTCATAAAATTATCTTTATCGGTATCGTAAAGTTTGTGAGGAAAAAGAACTTCCTCGACTTTCTTAGAAAGAGATTCTAGAACAGGGTCAGAACCTTCCACAGAAGTATTCATGTGAGTTCTTCTACAAGTAACAATTCTTTCACCAAACGAATTTAGATTTTTTGTTTTATAATCATAAACTTTGTCTGAGTTAGACAAATGTCTGTATGAGTCTAAACCCTTTTTTTTAGCAATCACGGCACTCTTAGTTCTGTTTATATTTCGCTCATATAGTGTGCGGAATATTTTCTTGTTGTTATTTTCGATTCTTAATAATAGACTTGATGTAATTTGATTTCCACCATCACCTACTGTTGGTATTATATATTTTATTTTCATTTTTAATTTCTCCTTTTATTATTTGAATATTATTTCTTTTTTGTTTTTGTGTAAGGTGTGTTTTACAATAAAGACTATCTCTATATTTAATTTTCTTACACCTTTCACCTTTGTTAGTAATCCCGACACACCTTTCTTCCGGTGGTGGATTTCTAATACAAGAAAAACACAAATTAGTTGTTGAGTTTTTTCTTGATGTATGATTTCTTGTTCCTAATTTTTCATTACATATTCTACATTTCATTTTTATTCCCATCTTTTTTTTTTATTTTTAATGGGCATCCCACCCATTTGATAACAACTCCCGTTATTGGGATTACTTAACAGTGCAATGCACCATATAGTAATTACCGATAGATACTATAATCTATGGTAAGATAGTAACACTTTAACAGAATTATTGGTTTCCGCCAACAATTGCTTGAACAAGGTTAACAGTTTCAACATCATTCCAATTTATGTCGCTAATAGATTCACGGCTAACCATGTCATTATCAACATAAACCCAATGAGTTGGGTGTTCTGCTATCTGTTCAATCATCTCAGATGTCGTAACATCTAATTCTGTATGTCCTCTTTCATTCATTATTCTCAATTTCATTTTCATTACTTCCTTTTTTTTGTTTCAACTATTTTTAAGACTGTGTTGACTGTCTCGCTTGATTAAGCGTGTTCTCTAACGATGATATGTAAGATTTTAATTCTCTCTTATCACCGAGGAGTTGTGTTTGCATTGCTTCATAGACTTCTATCTTTTGACGCAAATCTTGCACTGTTTTCTCAAGACTTTGAGCGTATGTTAAAAGATTTGTGTAATCTCCTTTCATGCTCTCAATAATCTGTTCACTAGTTATTTCCGGTTGTTTTTCTTCTTTCTTTTCTTCTTTCTTAGCCATTTTCATGCACCTCGTTATCTCCTAAGAGAATATCATTACGTCTTCGTAAGATATTAATAAGACTATCGCATTGTTTGGGTGAAGGTCTCTCCATCCTCACAATTTTCCTTCTCATATCTCTTAGAAATCTTCTTTCCCAATTATTTTGGGCTTCGCCTGTTGTAAAAGGTCTAATTCCGAAATATTTACAACAATGTAAAAACTTTTGTTGGTCTAAATCATTATCATTTACTGTAACTAATTTCTTAGTAATATATGAATCAACATTATCTAAATGAATTATTCTATTAGAATCAATGGAGTCCATCTTATTTACAATATCCAAATGTTTTTGCATATTGATTTTAAATAAAACTAAATCTTCCATAAGTTTATCATTTGGAGTTCCTCTTTTACTATCTCTTTGTCTTCTAGGATTGTCGGGATGATTCCATCTCCAAACAATAGAAGCCATTTCATAGGTAGGAGTACCATACAAACCATTACTACTTTTACGAATAAAGGTCTCAGGTCTGTAATCTTTAACAGATTCTTCCCAATATGTTTTTCCTGTTTTCTTAACATTGATTCTCAAATCTAATTCTTTAATTTCATCAAAAGTATTAGTAAACTCTTTGCCATTTTCTTCCCACCAAGCATCTTTAATTAAAGTTTGAACAGCAGTCTGCTTCCAATCTTCAATCATCTTCTCAGTAATAGTTCTCCTATCTATTTTCAATTTCTCTTCCATATGTCGAAGAACCATCCAATTATTAATACAACTTGAACCTACAATTTCTAGTATTCCATTTTCAGTATTTTCAATTTCAAAATGATAAACTATATCGTGTCCGCAAAGACAAGAATTAGGATGTCCTGAAACATGATTACTTGTTGTTTCATTAGGAGACTGTTTCCAAACATTTCCTGTAATTCTCCATTCCTTTTTTGCTTCTTCATAATCATTAGAATTAGATAATGCTAGTAATTTATTTGTTAATCTACTGTAAGTAGCCATTACTCCATCCTCTCATTTTGACGTTGTTCTCTAAGAAATCCATCTAGTAGCATATCTATATTCTTATACAATGCTTCGGGTAATCCACCAATTGTTTTACGGTTTAATGATAACCAAATCAAATGATTTTGGTTTAATACAACCTTAACTTCATCATCCTCATTCATCGTTATTACTAACGGAGGCATCTCATTATCATTCACCATTCTAAATTCTACATTTCTTTCCATATTTATTCCTCTTCTTCCGATGCTCTAACCCAATGATTATTTAATTCTCTAGCAAAAAACAGTTCTTCGGTATCAGCGAACCAACATACTAGTCCGGTGTTAGAAACTTTACTTCTTACTATTTTGATTACTGATTGGTTATACTTGTTAATCCAAGTAACACCTCTCAAATCTTCAATACCATCCGGTATTGGGGCATTCTTTGCTAATTCTTCATTTCTTCTTATTCTTTCTTCTATATTCATTTTTTATTCCTCCTTATACATATCAGTGTAGTCTTTTAATTCATTGACTACACCATCCATTGTTGCACCTATTACTGTAAGTGCATCATCTAGAATTACTCTCCTCATCATGGATAGATGAGGGAGTTTTTCATATGCTTCCACTAATTTATTGTAGTGGTATTTCATTGCTTCTAGATTTTCTATTAATTCTTCGGTCATTCCTCTTCCCATAGTTCATCTTCTCCAAGAAGGGTTTTTTGTTCTTTGAATCTATTAATGACTTTTTTTAGATTCTTAGGGCTAGTTGCTGTGATAAAGTTTTGTCCTCCCTTTAAGAAAAGTACAATTTTATACACATCTCCGTTTTTAGTAGTGGGGTAGATAAACTTAGTTAAATCATCATTTGGTTTTAATTTACTCCAAGTGAATGCTTGAACATCGTCTATACAAACAACACCATTCGTAAATCTTGCATAGTGTTTTTTACTAAAATCTTCAACCATAATTACCAACTCAATCACTCCGAGTAGGTTTAGGGTCAAAACATTTCTTACATTGAAAACCGTGTTCATTGCTCCAAATCTTTCTAACCTTTTTACAGGTTATACATCTTTCAACAATAACGTTCATAGGATTACTTCCTATTAATTCTAATACTTTTTCGATGCAACATTAGGTTTCCTAGATGTTGGTAACGTGAAATGGGATTACCATTTGCGTTCAACACTGGTTCATCCGGTAAACATAATGGTCTTGGTTTTCTTTCACCGCTTTCTATTTGCTGTTGTATTTTAATTCTATATTCTTCTATATTCATTTTTTATTTCTCCTTTTGCTTTCTTTTATCATTTGTTCTAATGTAAGGCCATAATCCATATGACCTTCGGGTAGTGAAGATAACCTACTACCTTGAAGATTTCTCAACATAGAAATAATATTAGCAGCCGCTTTAGTAAAACGTTTATCTGCTACACTATCTCCTTTTGGTACTCCTCTTTCCCTAACCTTTTCAATAGAAACAATAAAATTTTCATTGTTAGGGTTGTGTAATATTGCTCTTATTATTTCATATTCTGCGTGTTTAACATTCTTAAAGCGCATCCTTAATCCTCCTAAAATCTGCAAGCATATCTGCATAAACTTGTTTTCTTTCTTTTGTTTTAATTTCAGTATGGTTTTCAGGCCACCAATATGGAGGATTAGTTTTCCATTGTCCTAATTTCCATTTATCTTCCAAATAGTAATTACGATATTTTTCTACAACTGACATATTGTCAAAATCTTTTATTTTTCTACAATTCATATCTTCTGATATTGCTACTGCGAATGGAGTTAAACCTATGTCGGGCAGGTCATCAATAACATTAGTCCATAGGTCATTATGTAATAATAATAATTTCTGAACTTTATGTTTCTTTCCGTATCTGACAGTATATTCAGCACATAATGCTGCGGTATGTGTTAGTAGGAAAGAGAAGTTTTGTTGACTTTCCCTAGCCCAAATAGTGCAGGGATGATTTAACATTACAGGTTTGAATGGGACATTTTCATATCCCAAATGGTCTGCTATTGTTGATAACATTTGTAAACTTTCAGTTGGCATTTTAACAACGTGTTTATCACACATCATCTTAGCACATTCTTCTGCATCTTCTGATAAAATAAATATATTCATTTTAATTCCTCTATTTCTATTTTAGGTGTGGAAATTACAATATCATCGTCGGTTTGTCCGACACCCACATTATTGTCCCCAGTGGTTAATTCTTTTTCGTTTCGCACACTTTTTCTAAACTTTCTAATATCTTTTAACATTACTAATAATGTTACACTAATAACAGAAATAGAAATTATCTGTACATTTTGAAATAGTAATTCTAAATTACTATCTGTCTCTTGTCTTAGTTCTAATTTCGTTGAGTTAAAAATTCCCAAAAAACCAAAAAAAAGCAGGGAAGAGTAAGTTAAGACTTTTCTCAACTTACTCAACCCCCTCTACGTCTATACCATGTTTATCAAAGAAATCTACTGAATTAATATATTCAATATAATCTTCCATAGAACATGGTAAGCATGGTTCTATTTCAATACCACCTTCTGCTTGTTGCACTGCTATTATTCCTCTATCATTACATTCTTTACACTTAACCAATTCTTTCACCTACATAATTTAAAGTCTTCTTTGCTCTTGTGATAGCCACATAACAAAGGTTAGTCTCTTGTTGTTTATCTGCATCAGACTTAGCCATAGGATGAGGCATAAGTTGAGGCTCTAAAATCCAAATGTTATCTTTTTCTAATCCCTTTGCTTTGTGAATAGTAGCAAAGATAACGCCACGTTTCTTTCCATCACCAAAGATTGCTTTGATGTTGTCGAGAATACCTTGAACAGTATTTGCATTTCTAGTAAGATAAGTAATACATTGTCTCTTATCGTCAAGAGATTGAACTAATCTTTCCTTGTCTGCTTTTCTGAATACATCCATTTGGTATTCGATATGTTTGTTAAGTAATGGTAAGAAATCAGATACTAACATATCATTATTCTTAGTTACTTTACCAACTAGTAATTGTAAACTGTAACCAATGTCTCTACCTAATACAAAGGCAGGTATTCCTTCTGAGATTAGTTGGAAGCAATTCTGAATTAGAGGAGCATTTGTTCTGCATAAAACCATATCGCCAACTTTAGGGTCAAAGGCTACATTAACATTTACTTCACCATCTTCTGCATCTTCTCTACATGAGTAATCACTAAAGAAACGATTTGCCTCTGCAACTACTGTCTTAGGACATCTCCATGTAATGCTAAGAGTAAACTCTTTTACACCTCTAGGAGATTGAGATAATGTATCTTGGAATAATTTCATTGATGCTGAATCAGCACCTCTGAATCCATAGATTGCTTGCTTTGGGTCTCCAACTACAATCATTCGTCCACCATTACAGGTCTTCAAAATTAATTGTCTTTGGACTTCATTGAAATCTTGTGCTTCATCAACAAAGACTACATCATAATGTTTGACATTCATATCTAATTCGACAGGTAGCCAAATCATATCATCGAAGTCAACTACTGATAAATCCATACAATTGTTTTTAATTGTGGGTAAGTATTTCAAAGCATTATTCATTTCTAATACACCATCGAACTCGATATTGTATTCTTGCATGATTGAGATAATTGAATCTCTATCGTCCCATTCAACCATTGATGATTTAATCAGACTAACTAATTTAACCAATTGTGTCTTTGACTTAAATTTCTTACCAAGTAAATTCTCTACAATATTGTAGGTTTTCTTATTATCAATTTTACAGTTTCTTCTTTCTGATTTAATCGCTGCAAGTCCTAAACTGTGAAACGTTTTTGCTTCACAATCGTCAGGTAGTTGGTTTGCTAATTCTTGTTGGATTGCTTTATTAAATGCTAAAAAGCACTTTCTGCCAACAACGTTTTCAGCACCATTTACAATTGTAAAGGTTTTACCTGTACCTGCACCTGCATAGACCATCATGTGAGAATCACCGTAAGTCATTTCTTTCCATATTTCTTCTTGTTCATTTGTTCCTTTTATTTTCATTTTTATTTCCTCTTTTTGTTATTGTTATATTTGGGAATGTGATAGTTAGGGAAATTGGGTCGCACCACACGACTAGATAGGAGATGTCAACACGTTACCGAACAGAGAACGAATTTTCCAATTTATTATTATCTAAAACCTAACTCATAAAGATTCTTATTTTCTAGTTCCGAAGGTAGTAAGACAAGAATCGTTGAGTGTGAAGGGACATACTACTATGGCTAAACAGTAGTATGCCCCAAAGTCGGGTAAGCCCCGAAAGTGATAAACTTTGAATTTGAAAGGGGAAAGAAAAAACGTACTATGCCGCTTTACACGAAGGTGGTATGATAACGTTAGTCATGTGTTACCAATGATATTTTATTGCTCATGCCGACTACTAATATTACTTACAAGGGCATAGTCTCGAAAGACTATGACTAAAACTGCTTTCATCATTATTGCGCTTAGTTCTTTGGAAATACCTTTTCGAAAGAAAGCATTTTTTAGATTGCCATAAACCGACTAAGAATTAATTCGCTCTTGAAGAACTTTCACTACTTCACTCCCGAAGGCATTTTTCGCTACTTGTAATTC